GGCGGCACATTCACCGTAGTCCGTGGCAATGTAATCTCCCTGGTCACACGGACAGCCAGTACATTCACTGTGGCGGATACAATCGCCGCGTAAATAAAAAGTAAATAGAATCCGCAGAGCTGCGAGACGGCCTGGATTTAGTTCACTCCCCCTATGGGTGGACTATATCCCGGCCGTCTTTTTTTGTTCTCTACGGATAGTCGGCTCCAGCGGGTTCGCATGAATCTGAAAGGAGCCAATTTTATGTCAACTAATGAAAAGCAGTATTACATCTACATCCGTTCCTTGAAGGAGCGCGTCCCCGTCACCAAGGACGAGTTCGACAACTACTATCGGGGCATCAATGCCTACCGCCAGAAGGAACAGTACCACAAGCGCTGTGTGTGCCCTAAGGCCAAGTTCCTGGACTGCGACATGGACTGTGCCACCTGCCCCTACCACCGTCCCGGTGACCACCTGGTTCTGGACTACATATCCGTCGATGATGACGGCAACGAAACTTGCTGGGCGGACAACCTGGAAGACCCCTCTGTTCGTGTGGAGGATATGGTGAGCGACGGCATCCGTTTCCACCAGCTTCTGGGCCGCATCAATGAGCTGATGCCCCAGGCCGTCCAGATTGGACAGCTGCGCCAGCTGGGATACACCGAGGAGGCCATTGCCGCCGAGATCGGTGTAGGCCGTAAGACCTATGCCTACCGTCTCAAGAAGCTCAAGGCTGCCCTGGAATCTGAGTTCCCGGAATTTTTCTAAAAAAGTTTTCTCCGTTTTTTCCAAAACGGTGCCCTCGTCCGCAGGGGTGAGTGTAAGGGGCAAACGACACTACACCCTTGCCGGAGGTGAACAGAATGTACGAGACCGAGAGCATCGTCATGACCCCGGAGGAAGAACTGGTGGATGTCCTACTGGACTTCATCATCGTATCCGCCACTCTGGCCAAGAAGGTCAGCATGACCGTGAAGCAGAAGCAAATCAAGGAAGGAGGCACCGTCAATGGGAAAAATCAGCGAATTGGAAATGGCAATCAGCGACCTGCGAACCGCAGCGACCACTATTAACGATGTGGCAGACACCCTGGCAGGGATGTTCAGCAGTAATGAAGCCGCCGAACCCACCGCTGCCGAAGCACCCGTTGAGGAAAAGCAGCCGCTGACCCTTGACCAGGTAAGCAACATCCTGATGCAGATTTCCCGCATCAGCAGAACCCACAGCCAGAAGCTCCGGGAGGTTGTCCGTAGCTACGGTGTCCAGAAGCTGTCCGATGTGGCTCCTGAACACTTCGAGGAGATCCTGGCCAAAGCGGAGGTAATCAGAAATGGCGGGTAAACACGCGATCCTGTCTGCCTCCTCTTCTGAGCGGTGGATCAACTGCCCACCCTCCGCACGGCTGTGTGAGAACTACCCCGATAGGGGCAGTGACTACGCCGCCGAAGGCACCGACGCTCACACCCTCTGTGAGTTTCGGCTGAAGCAGGCCCTTGGCCTTCCTGCCAAAGATCCCATCGAGGACCTGGGCTGGTACAACGAGGAGATGGAGGAATGCGCCGCCGCTTACACCGCCTATGTCATGGAGCTGGTGGAAGCCGCCAAGCAGTCCGGAAGCACTCCTACGGTGCTGATTGAGCAACGGGTCGACTTCTCCCGCTGGGTTGAGTCCGGCTTCGGTACTGCTGACTGCATCGTAATCGCCGACCGCATCCTGAACATCGTGGACTATAAGCATGGCCAGGGCGTGGAGGTTTCCGCAGTGGACAACTCTCAGATGAAGCTCTACGCACTGGGCGCTCTGGAGATCATCGACTACCTCTACGACATTGAGGAGGTCCAGATGACCATCTTCCAGCCCCGGAAAGGCAACGTCAGCGTCTTCCAGATTTCCCGCGAAGCTCTGCTGGAGTGGGCTGAAGGCGAACTGACCCGACAGGCCCAGCTGGCCTTTGAGGGTAAGGGTGAGTTCTCCTGCGGTGAGTGGTGCCGGTTCTGCAAAGCCAAGGCCGAGTGCCGGGAACGGGCCAATGCCAACCTGGCTCTCGCTCAGCTTGAGTTCCAGCTTCCTGCTCTGCTGGACGACGAGGAGATCGCCGAGATTCTTGGCAAGCTGGATGCCCTGGTATCCTGGGCTACCGATGTGAAGGAATACGCTCTGCAACAGGCTGTCAGCGGTAAGGCCTGGACTGGTTGGAAGCTGGTGGAAGGACGCTCCAACCGCAGATACACCAATGAGAACGCAGTCATCGCCGCTGTCCTGCAGGCCGGATACGACCCTTACGAGAAAAAGGTCCTCGGTATCACCGCCATGCAGAAAGCCCTGGGCAAAGCCCGCTTTGAGGAGCTGCTTTCTCCCTTTATTGAAAAGCCGCAAGGCAAACCCACGCTGGTGCCGGAGAGCGACAAGCGCCCGGCCATGAACACTGCCAAAAACGATTTTATGGAGGAATTTTAATATGTCTAACAACGCAACCAAGGTCAACAATCCTATGAAGGTTATCACTGGCCCCGACACCCGCTGGTCTTATGCCAATGTCTGGGAGCCTAAGTCCATCAACGGCGGTACCCCCAAGTACTCCGTCAGCCTCATCATCCCCAAGTCCGACACCAAGACGGTCGCCAAGATTAAGGCGGCAATCGAAGCTGCGTACCAGGAGGGTCAGTCCAAGCTGAAGGGCAACAGCAAGAGCGTACCCCCTCTGGCAGCCATTAAGAACCCCCTGCGCGATGGCGATGTAGAGCGACCCGATGACCCCACTTATGCCGGTGCCTACTTCATCAACGCCAACTCTGCCACTGCCCCCGGCATCGTGGATGCTGACCGCAACCCCGTGCTTACCCGCTCCGAGGTCTACTCCGGTGTGTACGGTCGTGCCAGCATCAACCTGTATGCCTTCAACTCCAATGGCAACCGTGGCATCGCCTGCGGCCTGAACAACCTGCAGCTGATTCGTTCCGGTGAGCCTCTGGGCGGTAAGGCAAGCGCTGAGTCCGACTTCGCAACCGACGACGAGGACGACTTCCTCTCCTAAATACACAACCCCTGGGTGGCGGAGCGATCCGCTGCCCTCTTGGGGAATTTGAAAGGGTGAAAAATCAATGACAACATTTGAAAAATACATGAAAGATGAGCATACGGGAAAGGAAAACGCCATCAAGAGCAAGACGCTTGAGAGCATATTCCGCTGTAAGGGCAAGGAGATTCGCCACATGGTGAATGAGCTGAGATGCCTCGGTGTTCCCATCTGTTCCTGCTCCCAGGGGTACTTCTATTCGACCCGTCCCTCGGATATCCGGGAGACCATCAACCATCTCGCAGGGCGGGCCAACAAAATCATCGCTGCACATGACGGGATGGAAAAATCTTTGCCAAGGGGCACAGAAAACTATGAAAAATCTATCAATTGACATTGAAACCTACAGCGATCAGCCGCTCCCGAAGACCGGCGTGTATCGCTATGTGGAATCTCCCGTGTTTGAGATTCTACTGTTTTCCTACAGCATCGACGGTGGGACGGTTCATGTGGTGGATCTTGCCTGTGGCGAGCAGATCCCCAGCGAGGTGATCAGCGCACTGACGGACGATTCCGTTCTCAAGTGGGCATTCAATGCCACCTTTGAACGGATCTGCCTGTCCCGCTATCTGGGTTACCCCACCGGGGAGTATTTGGAGCCAGATTCCTGGCGCTGTTCCATGGTCTGGGCAGCCACAATGGGTCTGCCTCTTTCCCTGGAAGGTGTCGGCGCTGTTCTGGGACTGGAGAAGCAGAAGCTGACGGAGGGCAAAGACCTCATCAAATACTTCTGCCAACCTTGCGCCCCTACCAAAACCAACGGCCAGCGCACCCGTAACCTCCCTGCTCATGCCCCGGAGAAGTGGCTGGCCTTCAAGAAATACAACATCCGTGACGTGGAAACCGAGATGGCAATCCAGGCTCGGCTCGCCAAGTATCCCGTGCCAGACAGCATCTGGGACGAGTACCACATTGACCAGGAGATCAATGACCGAGGTGTTGCCCTGGATATGGAGCTGGTGAAACAGGCCATCGCTCTGGATGCCAGATCCCGCTCCGAATTGACTCAGGCCATGAAGGAGCTGACTGCATTGGAAAATCCCAACTCCGTGCAGCAGATGAAGCTGTGGCTGGCAGACAACGGTCTGGAGACAGACACCTTGGGCAAGAAGGCTGTGGCGGAGATGCTGAAGTCCGCCACACCGGAAATGCGGAGGGTGCTGACACTGCGGCAGCAGCTGGCCAAGTCCTCCGTGAAGAAATACCAGGCTATGGAGACTGCTGTATGTTTCGACGGTCGAGCCAGAGGTATGTTCCAGTTCTACGGAGCCAGCCGCACCGGTAGATGGGCAGGACGCATCATTCAAATGCAGAACCTTCCCCAGAATCACCTGGCCAACCTTGCCGATGCCCGTGGCCTTGTCCGGGACGGCGATTTCGATGCGGTGGATCTGTTCTTTGATGATATCCCTGATACACTCTCCCAGCTCATCCGTACCGCCTTCGTACCCAGAGACGGAGCTAAGCTGATCGTGGCGGACTTCTCTGCCATCGAGGCCCGTGTCATCGCATGGCTTGCCGGTGAGGATTGGCGGCAAAAAGTCTTTGCAGACGGCAAGGACATCTACTGCGCCTCCGCCTCCCAGATGTTTGGTGTTCCCGTGGAGAAGCACGGTGTCAACAGCCACCTTCGCCAGAAGGGCAAAATCGCTGAGTTGGCCCTGGGTTATGGTGGATCGGTAGGTGCCCTTAAAGCCATGGGTGCTTTGGAAATGGGACTTCAGGAAGAGGAACTCCAGCCCCTGGTGCAGGCTTGGCGGGATGCCAACCCCCGGATCGTGCAGTTCTGGTGGGCTGTAGACGAAGCCGTCAAAAACGCAGTCATCTTCAAAGAATGTACCCGTACACACGGTATCTCCTTCGAGTGCCGGAGCGGAATGCTCTTCATCACACTGCCTTCCGGCAGAAAGCTGGCCTATGTGAAGCCCAAGATCGGCACAAATAAGTTCGGCGGCGACTGTGTTACCTACGAAGGAACCGGCAGTACGAAGAAATGGGAGCGCCTGGACTCCTATGGCCCCAAGTTCGTGGAGAATATCGTCCAGGCGATAGCGAGAGATATCCTCTGCTACGCAATGAAAATGCTCCGCTGCTGTTCCATCGTGATGCACATCCATGACGAAGTGGTCATCGAGGCAGACCCCCAGATGTCCATGGAGGCGGTCTGCGACCAGATGGGTCGGACACCGCCCTGGGCGAAAGGGCTGCAGCTCCGGGCAGACGGATACGAGACTGATTTTTACAAGAAAGACTAATGAGGTGAACCAATGAGTATAAGCAAATTTAATGCGGAGCGGTACTACGACCCCACCGCATATGCGGCGCTGACCGCCATCGAAAAGGAGGAGAAAGCCCTCCGGGCATTCCGACCCATCGTGTACATCTGTTCCCCCTATGCCGGAGACGTGGAGAAGAACGTTGAGGCTGCCCAGAGATACAGCCGATTTGCGGTGGACAAGGGTTATATCCCCATCGCACCCCATCTGCTGTTTCCTCAGTTCCTCAACGATCGAAACCCCAAAGAGCGTCAATTGGGTCTGTTCTTTGGCAATGCCCTCATGAGCAAATGCTCCGAGGTCTGGGTGTTCGGCAGCCGGATCTCAGCAGGGATGGAGGCTGAAATCAAAAGAGCCAGATGGAAGAACTACCGACTGCGCTACTTTACAGAAAAATGTGAGGAGGTATAAACCATGTTCACCCTTTACAGTGCAGATTACATCAACGCTCCCGGCAACTGCTCCTATCCACACAAGACGGAGGTGGCGGATGCGGCGGATCTTGCTGCCGCTGTCAGCCGTGACTATGTGTGCGCCGAGTACATGAACCACTATCGCAACGGCGAGAACTTCCTCGGTTCGGACTGTCTGCCCGTAGACTGTGACAACGATCACTCCGAGAACCCTGAAGAATGGGTCACCCCTCTGGATGTCCAGGCGGCATTCCCCGGCATCACTTTCGCCGTCCATTACAGCCGCTTTCATATGCGGGAGAAAAACGGAAAACCCGCACGCCCCAAGTTCCATGTGCTGTTTCCCATCGACTGCATGACCGATCCCGGAGCCTACAGTGAAATGAAGAAGCTGGTCAACACCATCTTCCCGTACTTCGACACCAAGGCTCTGGATGCCGCCCGGTTCTTCTTCGGCACAGCAGATCCCAAGGTGGAGATCTTCTCCGGTGAGATGACCTTAAGCGAGTACCTGTCCGCAGAGGACTTCGATGCGGATATGCCCGAAGGCACACACGGAGGTACCCAGGTCATTGCAGAGGGCAGTCGTAACGCAACCATGTCCCGGTTCGCCGGTCGTGTCATTAAGAAATACGGCGACAACGACACCGCCTTCGACTGCTT